CTGACAGCGTTCGGCCGCGTCGAGAAGGGGATGAACGGGCTTCTGGCGTCGGCTTCGCGCCTGCAATCCCTCTCCGGGCTGATTGCGGGCGGCCTCGGCGTGAACATGGCGACCCGGTTCATCGACCAGGCCGCGCGTATCCGCAATGCGCTGCGCGCCGCCGGCGATGACTCGGACGAGATGTTCAAGAAGGTGTTTCAGGCGTCCACACGGTCGCTGGCGGGCTTCGAGACGTTCGCCCAAGGCGTGCAGCGGCTCCAGAAAGCCATGGACGGCAAGCAGTCGCTTGACCGGACCATCCGGCAACTTGAGACCTTGAACAAGCTGATGTTGCTTGGCGGGAAGACTGGTTCCGAGCGCATGTCCACCATGACGCAGTTCACACAGGCGGTTCAGGCCGGGGTGCTGCAAGGCGACGAACTGCGGTCGCTGCGCGAGAACGCGCCAATCGAACTGATGCGCGCCATCGCGGACGAGGCGGGCGGCACGATCGAGGATCTGAAAGCGCTTGGCGAGGCCGGGAAACTCACCACGGATGTGATGATCAGGGCGCTGGACCGGCTTGAGAAAGAGGCCGACGCACGGCTGAAGAACGTCCAGATCACCATGGCTGATGCTGCAACCGTGATGGCCAACGGCGCCCTGGTCGCGGCTGAAGCCTTCGACAAGGGCCTTGGTCTGTCTCGGACAACGGTCGCAGGGCTGAAGGCGCTCGGCGACGTGCTGGGAGAGAACGCCGAGGCGGCTGAAATGTTCGGCCGGGCGCTACGGGAGTATGTGATCCCGTTTCTCGCTGTCAGCTACGGCGGGCGCCGGATCAACGAAGCGGTGTCCGGCTTGAAGAGCTATTCACAAGGGCTCCGCGATGCGGCTGCCGCCGCGGCCAAGAATGCTGCGGATGCGAGAAACTCGTTCAATGTGGCGAAAGATGCGCTGAGCCAGCGTCAAGCCGCCATGAGCTCTTTCATGCGCCGAGCCGATGGCTACATCAAGGCAGAGAGGGATTCGGCCACTGCCTCTGCAAAGGCTGCTGTTGTGGAGAAACAGGCGGCGGAAGCAAAGTTGGCCTCGGCCAATATCGCATCGAAATCCGTAGCAGCCGAAGTTGCAGCTATCGAAAAAAAGATCGCTGCTGAAACTCGCCTGCGGTCACTCGGATTTACCGGCCAAGATCAGCGCGAGCTTTATGGAGACCAGGCCTACACACGTAGGATCGGTGGTGCCAATGAGACAGAGTTCCAACAGATGCTGGCGCGAAGAGATGCCCTTGTCGCTGCATCAAAGACAGCGAAAGAACAGCAAATTCTCGCCGAGAAAGCTCTTACTGCGGCCGTTGCAAGTGAGGCGGCAGCACGGTCAAAGCTAGATGTTGCTGGTATTCAAGCCGTTACGAACTTCGATAAAGCTTCGAAGGCCGAGCGAAAAAGGCTTGCAAATGACCTCGCCGCAGCCGAGGCGAGATTGCAGACAGCGACTGAGAGAAGGGCTGCGGCTGAACATGCGGCCGCTGTGGCTACAGGTCGCCTTTCCTTGGCCACGCGAGCAACGGCGGCGGCGGGCCGTCTCCTGTGGGGGGCGTATGCCTTCCTCGGCGGCTGGCCCGGTATGATCCTTCTCGCGGCCACGGCGTTCCTCACCCTACGCGCGAACGTGGAGTCTGCGGCTGAGCGGTTCGAACGCCTGACGACGGACACGGGCACAGCAGAGGCCGCCGCGGCATCACTCAAAGACGTTCAGGCGCGCCTGAACGAAGCGATTGCAGCGGCCGGAACGGCCTCCGACGAAGCTTCGCGCAAGATCATCGCGAACACTCAGGCTGAACTTCGCGCCAAGGCTACGCTTCTTCAGTTTGAGAAAGACAAGCTGGTCGCGCTTCAGGTCGAGCGTCAGCAGGAGATCGCAGCCCTGCGACAAAGGGCTGCCGCCATCCGCGAGCAAGAGGCGCAGGCATTGGCCGAAATCGAGGCGATGGAGATCATCGACCCCGAGACCGGGAAACAGATGCGTGCAGCCTTTGCACCCCTTAAGGAAGATATTGAGGCCATCAACGACCAGATCTCGCAGCTTGAAGCGAACATGGTCATCACCTCCGGCCAAATCGAGAGCATGGGTTCGGCTATCGCGCTCGCCTATGGGGACGCTCTTTTCAAGTCTGAGGGTTTGGTCGATTCCATATGGCACCTGACTGACGGCCTGCGTGACGCTTGGAACAGCGCCCAGGGCATCGCCGGAACGAACATGGCTGGTGCTATAGATCCTGCCGCCACGGCCGCCGAACGGCTCGTGGCGAGATTGGCTCGGGCATGGGCGTGGCTCAGGACCATCATTGGGATGGCCCCGGTTGGCGGTGGCGTGAAGGTCGATGACCCTGCCGGTCTTGCCTATCAGTATTCGCAATACGGGCAGGGTCGAGTAGCTGGAGAGCGTTTGGTTCGGGATGCCGGCGGTCTCTATGGTGGGACCGGCAACGTGCTTCCGCCGGGATATTACGATGTTGGCGGCAGCGGCGGTGGCGGCAGCAAAGGTCGCACTGCTGAAGAAGAGGCGCTTCGCTTCATCGAACAGATGATGACGGCGGAAGAACGCCGCGCCCAGCAGATGCAGGAGATGATCGCGCTTCGCGAGAAACTGATCGCAACCTATGGGCCGGAAGCCGAAATTGTCGGCCAGATGGATGATGCAATCCAGCGTCTCAAGGAATCCATGGATGAGGTGGGCGAGTCCACCAAGACCATGAAGGAAGGCCTGATCGATGCCCTCGCGGAAGGAAAAGACCTTGGCGATATTCTGAACGTGCTTGCCCAGCAGGCCAGAAAGGCATTTGCGCAAATGCTTCTGTTCAACGAAGGGCCTTGGGCAAGCGGCGGCGGCAAGGGTCTGTTCGGCGGGATTACCGGCTGGATCGGTGGCATTCTGGGCTTTGCCGATGGCGGTATCATGACCGGCAGCGGGAGCGTGCCGCTGCGTAAATACCGGCGCGGTGGCGTGGCCCGTAGCGCACAGGTCGCGGTCTATGGGGAGGGCGACACGGCGGAAGCTTACGTTCCGCTGCCGGACGGCCGTTCCATCCCGGTCACACTCAGCCTGCCGAAGTCCGAGAGCTTCGGCGGAGTCCGCTATGTCGAGGTGCCATACATTGCCCGTGTCGATACGGATGACCGCGGGAGACTGGTCAGTCGCATCGAAGACGCGCGGCGGGAGGCGGTCGTTCGCGATGCCGCAACCGCCAAGCGTGTGATGTCTTCGATGCCCGATCTCATTCGGAACACGCAATCGAGGGGAACGACCTGATATGGCAAGGCCAATCGTCTCGATCCCTCGGGAACTGTTCAAGGTTTCCGTAACCAACTGGCGCATCCGGTGGGGAGGGCAATCGGCTGGCAGCGATACCGGCGGCGGAGACCAGATCGTTTTCAACCGCTTTCCACGCTGGGTTGGCGAGCCAAGAATCGTTATGGGCGACCGGGAAATCCGCGCATGGCAAGCGATTCTGGATATGGCTCAAGGTCGGTTTGGCCTCTATCGGGTGCCGATGATCGAACGACTGCGGTCACCGTTCGACACTGGTGAAATCCCGAATACCGGCGTCATGCCCCTCACGGCGGGCGACATGAGCGGCAGGCGGGATATCGAGCCGAGGCCGGTGGTGTATACCTCGTTCGCGGCATCCGCCGGGGACACGTCGATCATCGTGGACGAACAACCTCTGCGCGCTCCGATTCCGGTAGGATGGATACTCAGCCATGAGGATTGGCCGTTCCGGGTGAAATGGCGAGAGCCGTATGGCGATGGGTTGACACGCCTTGGCGTCTCGTTTGTGCGGAGACCGATCCCCGCCGCCGCAGCGATCGACATCTTTGCCACCGGCCTATTCATTGGCCAGAGCGATGAAGGCGCTTTCCCCGAGATCGAAGGGGAGACAGCAACAATCTCCATGGCATTCGAGGAGTTCATCACGCGATGACGTTTTGGCCTGCTGGCTTCGATCCGCGCAGTTCTGCCATTTCGATCCTGAAGCTGATCGACATCGAAACACCTGACGGAAACTTCGGGTTCATGCTGAGCGACGGCATATTCACTGACGTCAACAGCAAGGAATGGTGGGGTAGCAGCCTCATTTCGGTCGGCGACACAGAGATTGCGATCAACGGCACGGCGCCATCAGGGTCGATCACGCTCTCGTTCATTCAGGATGACCAAGCGCCAGACCTGATCGAACAGATCAGGGCCCTTGGCGTGGAATATGTCGCCGGTCGGAAGCTGAGATTCTACCTGCAACCCCTGAACACCGTCGAGGAGTTCTGGGCGCCTGTCCATGAACCCGTGCTGTTCGCGACGCGAACGATGCGCAAGATCACCATTTCGGCCAGCGGCGCGCTGGAGCGGTCGATCAGCGTCAGCTACGAGGGGCCCTTCGAATACCGGAACGGCACGCCGAGGATGATCTACAACACGACGGATCACTCCCAACTGATCGGCGAAGAGAACCCGAGCCTGACCTACATGCCGACAGACAACCGGCGCGACGAAAAAATCTGGGGCTGATGACACCGCTTTTCGTGTTTCTCAATCGCCAACTGGCGATCCCGTTTGCTTGGGGTGGTCACGGCGGAACCGACTGCATGCTCATGCTGGCGGATTGGGTGATGTTCCTGCGGGGCGTCGATCCCGCCGCCGATGTGCGGTTTTGCTACGACAGCCCGGCATCCTGTCATCGGCTGATGGGCTGGTTCCGCGATCCGATTGCCGCGATTGGCGATCGCTTCGAGCGCGTAGGGATCATGAGGACGAATGAGGCAGTCCGGGGCGACGTCGCGCTTGTCCGGGTCGATGGTCAGGCGGTTGGGGCGATATGCACAGGCAAGGCTTGGGCGATGAAGGCCGATGGGCGAGGCGTCCATACCAGAGAGGCAGCGGAAGTGTTGGCCGTATGGAGCGTGGGCTATGCGGGCTAAACTGATCATCGCGGCTCTCTTGTGCAGCACCGCAATGCCCGCACACGCGGACCCGGTGACCGCGTTCATCGGTGGGTTGCTGAACGCCCTTGGTGCAGGCACATGGCTTGCGTCCGGGGCTGTCGGGGCCTGGTCGGCCGGATTTACCGTCGGGGCAACGCTTGGCGGCACGCTCATAGGCCGCCTGGTGCTTAGCCTCGGGCTGAACGCGATCGCTACGAAGCTGTCGGCGCAGACCGTCTCGCCTGCCGCTGCCATGTCGAACTACTCGCAACCGATCAGCTACATGCAGCGAGGCTATGGCATTTGCCGGGTCGGAGGGCCGATCGGGTTCACCGGTTTCAAGAACAGAAAGAGGCACTACACGATTCTTGTCGCGGCGCATTCGACGGTTGGGCCGCTGGAACACTGGCTGTCAGATCGTGAAGTCGAGATCGACGGCAGCGGCAATATCACCACCGGGGATATGGCGAACCGGGGAAACATCCGCCCCTTCACTGGCGGCCAGTCAGCGGACGCAACGCTGATGGCAGAATTTCCTGAGATCACCTCTGAATATGATTTCGCGGGGCTTTCCGGTGCGCATCTTTGGGCGAAGCGGGTAGCGGCGGAAAGGCTGCAAAAGGTATATCCCGACAACGACATCTGGACCTATGCGCCGGTCTGGAAACTGAACGATCAGATCTATGATCCGCGCACCGATACCTATGGCTGGACGGATAACGCCGCGCTGATCATCGCGCATGAGGTCGTGAACTATCTCGGGGCAGAAGTAGATTGGGCTGAGATTGCTCAAGAAGCGGACGTTTGCGATGAAACGGTGACCAATGGCGAGGGCGGAACGCAAAAGCGATGGACCATCAACCGGACGTTTCTCGATGATCAGGAGTGGGAGGCGATCCGGGCCGAACTGATCGTGGCCTGTGACGGGTTCATTTATGAGCGCCGTGACGGGAAGGTTGGCTTGAAGGTTGGTCGCTATATCGCCCCTACCGTGACCCTGACTGCGGAAGATTTCCTGTCACTGACCATCGACAGTGGAGAAGACCTCGGCGCGAACACGCAATACGTCATTCGCTATGTCGAGCCTTTGAACAAGTATTACGAGACGCCGACCGGAACCTATGTTCACGACGCCGAGGCCCGCCGGGTCACGAGTGAAATCCAGGCCTATGCGATCAACTCGCACAATCAGGCCTGCCGGGTGGCAAAACGGATCGCAAGGGTTGAGCATGCCAGTTTCCGGATTCAGGGCACGCTGAAGCTCATCGGCTTCGAATTGATCGGTGAGCGGTTCGTCAATTTCGTGCATGAGGAAATGGGTATCAGTTGCGTGCTGGAAATCGGCAAGCTTGTTGCCGGTGATGTCGCGCTCGAAATCAGCGCAGCGAGTGTCACATCCGAAGACTTCGCCTTCATAGCTGCAACAGAAGAGCCAGAGCGTCCGTCCTATGACAGAGTCGAGAGCGAGGACGATGTAGACGATCTGGAAGGCCTGACCGGCGAGGTGCTGGACAGCAACGGCTCGGCGACGATCCTCTATGAATGGACCGTGCCGGACGAGAGCTACCACGTCCAGCTTCGTGTGAAATCCCCGACAGCTGGGATTGATGACTGGCAGGTCATCACCATGGCCTCAGAGGCAACGAGCTACGTCCTGACTGGTCTGGTCGATGGCGCGCAATACGAGGCGCAGGGGCGCAACCGTACGACCTCCGGCAACGTCGGCGAGTGGAAGCCGAACTCTCCGGTGCTTGTAACGGCCGTCGCGAATACCACGGCGCCGGGAGATCTGACGGGATTTGCTGCGTCCCCTTCGGGTTCGAACGTCGATCTGACGTGGACGGCTCCGAACGACGAAGCCTATTTCGCTACCCGCATCTGGCGGGCAGCTACCTCGGATTTCGGTAGCGCCTCGGCAATCCATGTCGAGTACGGCATCGCGTCTGACGCCGACGCCTACACGGACTCGGCGCTCAGCGCTGGCACCTATTACTACTGGGCCGAGGCGATCAACGCCTCTGGCGTGGCTGGCGCGCGATCCGGCCCGGAATCTGCCACCATCATTTGAGGTGAACCATGGCGACTGACCTGCCGCTGACCCGGATCACCGGGCCAGTTGAAACTCCGATCGGCCTCAAGCCGCAGCACGGCGCTGTGATCCTGACCATGCTGCACACGGTTGTGGTGGGTGATACGACCGTTGTTCCGCGCGCCGAGAGCTACGCATTGGACGCCGAGGGGCTGTTTGATGCCGACATCGCAGGGCGGGTAGGAGAGGAAGACCCGATCATCAGCTATGTCGTTACTGGCGTCTGGTGGGATGACGTCAACGGTCTGATGGAGAAGAAGCAATTGGGCTTCATCGCGCCGTTCTACAACGCCAGCCCGCAGCCTCTTGCCGGGTTGTTGGTGGATCAAGTGCCGGAGCCGGTGCCAACCGACATCCTCGCCGCCGCTGTTGCGGCCGCCTCGGCCGCCGCCGCATCTGTCGCCACCGCCGCCGCTTCGGCCGCGCTGGCGGCACTGTATGGCCCGCTCACATTTTCGTCCGCCCCTGCGTTCTTCGCATCGGACACGATCACTTCCGGCATGATCGGAAAGCGGGCGGGCACACAAACGGGCTCATCGTCGTGGGATATCGTCGCGGCCGGGACTGGTGATTTCGACCACCCGGTGACAGGGGTCGGCATCAAGGTTTTGGTCGGTATTGGCGGGATTACCCCGATGGACTGCGGGGCGGTCGGCGACGGAGTCACCGACGATACCGATGCGGTCAATCTGGCGTGGAGTGTCGTGGCCCGGCGACATGCTTCAGGGGAGCTATTCAATCGCGGTCTCGGGGCCGGGATGACCGCGCTTCGTGGTGCGGGGCGCACCTATGCGGTCTCAAGCACGATTGCGCCTCCCCCTGTCTTCGTCCCCGCCACCGATGGCGGCGCCGGCGGAAACTACACCGTGGCTGACATGTCGTTTGTCGCTCTGGCTGGTTTTCCCGCCGACACGCCTGTTGTGTTGGCATCGTCAAACGACACCAATGACTGGACGGAATGTGCCGCCCTACATCGGGTCGCCGTGGATTGCGCCGAAATCGCTGACTACGGGATCTGGGCAAAGAAGTCCGTCGGCGCGCTGATCGAAGGCTGCCATGTCACCCGCTACCTCAAGCGCGGAATCGGCTGGGACGATCTCGCCTACAACGTCGAGGTCAAATCCTGCTATGTTGAGGCGTTCCCCTTCGGGACCGGCGGAACGGCCGCAGAAAACCGAGCCGCCGCACCTGACTATGGCGTCTACTGCGGCAATTCGGACGGGAAGGTGTTCGGTAACACCATCATCGGCAACGTCTACGGCATTCGCCTTGCGGGGAAGACGCGCGTCATCGGCAACCATTGCTATGGCAACACCTGGTCGATGGATGCTTCGTCGCAGTTCGGCGTGATCATCGGGAACTATATCGAAGATCCCATCTATTCGCTCGGCCTGCCGCAATGCTCGCTGATCGGGAACTTCTATAGCGAGAGCATCAAGGGTGCGGCGATCTATATCGAGGACGATGGTTCCGGTCCCGGCCGAGGTTCCACGATCTCGGGCGGCACCCGGTCCACCTACACCTGGGCTGTCACTGGCGATCTGACGCTTTCCGCCGTGACCGGCAGCGCGATCACGATCACGTCCACCGCCGACGATTTCCTTGAGTTCGCTGCTTCCGCCCATACGTCGCATGGGGCGGTGATCTTGGCGGGGGCGGGCAGGGCGATCATCACCGGCGTCACCGATGTGAACACGGTGACAGCGCAGGTGATTTCCGACTTCGCATCCACGTCCATCGCCTCGGGCGGCTGGACTGTCGAGTGCGCTTTCATCGCTGTTGTCGGGGCGGCCACAGCACTTGCAGATTCGGCCTTTGTTCAAGGCAACTTCGGCACGAATCCTATGGCTTCTGGCCGGGTGCTTTCGGCATATGGACCCGACCGCGTTTCGATCCCGCGGGTAACGACTGATCGGCTCGCGCTGCCGAACAAATCAGCCTACACCATCGCCGCCGGTGTCATCACCATTGCCAACGAGTCAGGGATAGAGGTCGATACGGAGGCATCTTCCGCAACCGACGATCTCGATACGATAAACATCACCGGCAGCGCGCAAGATGGGCACATCCTGATACTCAGAACCGTGAACTCTGCCCGGGATGTGCGTGTGACCCAGGTCGGAAACATCACCTTGGCTGGTGGAAGTTGCTTCCTTTCCAACGCCAATATGTTCCTGATCCTGCGATACAACTCCAGTCCCGGCACCTGGAGTGAAATCGCGCGGTCGGCTCCGCAGGCAGTCATCGGCGGCGAACGCGGCGCCACGGCAGGCGATCTGGCGGTCACCACAAACACGATCAGCGTGACCAGAAGCCGCCATGCGATCAACACTGGCAGCGGCGCACAAGTCGTCAGCACGATCAACGGCGGGCTTTACCAAGGCCATCTGCTGGTGCTGAGTGCCTCTTCATCGAGCAACAGCCTGACGGTGAACAACTCTGGCAATGTCAAGCTGGCCGGAGGGGCATCGTTTGTGTCTTCGTCGGCCAATGATCGGCTGACCCTTGAATGGGGCGGCACCTTCTGGTGTGAGGTCTCTCGATCGGTGAACTCCTAGAGCGCGGTTTGGGAGTTCCTCCGGGGTTCCCTGACGGTATCGCGCAGGCCTTGAATTGGCCGGTCGATCCACAAGACCAGCAACGCGCTCAGGATGATCGCCGACAAATATGCGCCAAGGAAGAGCGCGATGCCGGATGGCGACAGGGATGGCTGTGCGATGCCAGCGAGATAGGCAATGGTCGCTGCGACGATCCAATGGCTTGTGTAGAGCGGGTAGGCGATGTCGCCAAGCAAACCGTCCACCCGTTTGGGGAAGGGGCTCCAAGGTCTGATTGCCAGAGAAGAGACGATTAGGAACGCCGGGATGCTGGTGACGGTCAGAGCCAGACCTCCGATGGACGACTCTGAACGCAGTTCAGGAACGGCGGCGCGCACAGCGATAAGGGCCAGGAAAATCAGTGCGCCAGCGATCAGCGCCGGTCTCGCAGGGCAGAAGCGAGCAATGTCCTCGCGGTAGTGATAGATCAATGCACCGATGGAAAATGGCAGGCTACCAGCGGGGATCGCGAAATAGCTCCAGTCGTGACCATAGCCCATCAGCAGCAGAAGGATGTGATAGAGCACTCCGGCGGTGAACCAAAGCCAGGTTACCGCACGACTTCTGGACAGGCCAAGGCTGATCAGCAGGTAGAAGGTGAGTTCCACGGTGATCGCCCACGTTGCCGGTGACAGTCGAGGCTCGATCTCGTTTGGAAGGACGCTCGGGTAGATCATGGTCAGGTTGGACAGCCATTCGCCCAACGATGTCGGCAGATAGATCGAGGGTCGGAACGCCCGCAGCACTTCGGCAGGAATGAGGCTCATCATGCCAACTGTGACAGCAATCACCACCAGGTAGGATGGGTAGAGCCGGAGCGCGCGGTTGGCCCAGAAACGTGCGACCCCGGAAGTCGAGTAGCCATAGCTGCGATGCATGACAAGCGTCATCAAGTAGCCGGAAATCATGAAGAAAAATAGCACGGCATGATGGCCGACGATGGGAAAGGCGGCGATATGGTGCAAGACCACCATGCTTGCCAGCAAGAAGCGCAGGGTTCCCAAAATACTGAACTCCAATAACGAATGCCGCCACGCAGCAAAGTATCGTTCTGGCAACGTGTCAACTCCGACGGTCTCTTTTGGCGGTGAATATCATCCTTTTGATGTGTTTCGCGCCCGCGAGCGTGCAGCGGATCTGCGGATCGTGCTGGACCGTCTCCGATCCGCTTCAAACCGAAAACCCTTACCGACAGGAGCAAGCATGGCCGACATGCAGCCGCCCGATCCGGGGCTTATCGAGACCATCCAGCGCGCCATTGGCGGGGCGGCGACGGCCCTGCTGGCCGCCATCATCGGCCGGGCGATGTATCATGCCGGTGAGGTCCGCGCGAAACGGCGACCGGTCGCGTCGTGGGATTTGCTCTGGGAAATCCTGCTGGCGATCGGCATGGCAATCGTCGGCGATGCTGTCGGCTCCTATTTCGATCTGGCGCGTGAGGTGACAGTCGGCCTGATCGGCGTGCTGTCCTACCTCGGGCCACGCGGCGCTGGCGCGCTGCTGGAACGCTGGGCCAAGCGAAAAACCTGATCGCCCCCTTAGACCTAACCAATCCTGCCACGGCCCGCCACAGGTGGGCCTTTTTCATGGAGAACCCAATGAGCAACTTTCTGGCCGCGCTGCTGGCGTGGATCGGCGCGCTGTTGAAATCTCGCCCGAAATCATCGGCCGCCGGCGGCGCGGCTGCGGTCGCGATTGCCGCGGCGGCCTTCGTCGGCCCATGGGAGGGCGAGAGGACTGATGCCTATCTGGACCGCATTGCCAGCCCGCCGGTCTGGACCGTCTGCTATGGCGAGACGCGGGGCGTGGAGGAGGGCGACAGTTACACCTCGGAACAATGCGGCGACATGCTTGCCGAGGCGCTGGCCGACTACCGCACGGCCCTGATCGGCTGCATTCCGGGCCTGCCCGATCAGCCGCAGGGCGTGCAGGTGGCCCTGACAAGCTGGGCCTACAATGTAGGCACCGGAGCAGCCTGCAAATCGACGCTGGCGAAAAAGGCCAACGCCGGCGACTGGCCCGGGGCCTGCAACCAGTTGCCGCGCTGGAACAAGGCGGGCGGCAAGGTGGTCAAGGGTTTGACCAACCGGCGGGCGGCCGAACAGAAGCTTTGCCTCGAATCCCTGAAAGGAGACTGAAATGATCCCCGTCATCGCACGGATCATCGCCCGCTATATCTCGGGTGCGCTGGTGGCCTATGGTCTGACGGACAGCGGCACCGCATCGCAGTTGCAACCCGATCTGGCGCTGCTGATCGGCACCGGCCTGGGCGCACTGACCGAGGGATTTTACGCCCTGGCGGTTCGGTTCGGGTGGACCAAGTGATCGCCGCCCTACTGTCGGACCTGTGGCCGTATATCGCGGCCCTGCTCGCAGCGGCAGTGGCCGGGTGGCGTCTCTACGCCAAGGGAGGCGCAGATCAGCGCCTGGAAACCACGCTGGACGCGGCCGAGCGTTACGCGAAAACCAGAAAGGACATGGATGATGCGGATGCTGAGATTCACGGCGCTGACCCTGATGCTGCCCGTCGCTGGCTGCATGAGCGGGGCAAACCCGGCGGCGATCTGTGACGGGACGCAGGCGGCGCGCACCGATCATGCAGCGGCACTGGCGGCGGATGGCGGCGATCGGTCGGTTGTCACCGGTGCACGCCTGATCCGGCTGATCGACGCAGGGTGTGTTGGTTGATCACCAACGGCACCTGAGGTATCGTCGGCATATCGCTGCGCGTGGCGTGATACGCGGACACCCTCAGTGGGGCAGGGATACGCCCCGGCGGCCGCAGGGATACTGCGGCGGCGCCAGAGGACGCCAAAGGGAAGGAACGGCCACGGTTCGCGACCGCTGTTCTGTCCACCGAACCCCACCTCTACCGATTGCCCCCCGGAGAAATCCGGGGGGCTTTCTTCGTTTCAGGGGTTCGTCACGCGAGGCAGCCATTCCCATCCGGCCAGCTTGTCACCGGTCTGCCGGAGGTGGGCATAGCGCTGGAGCGTGACCCATGAACGGTGCCCGGTCACCTCGGCCACATGCTGAATCTGCCATCCCATCTCCAAGAGGCGTGACGTGCCTTCGTGTCGCAGATCGTGGAAGGTCAGGTTCTCGATCGAGAGGAACTTCTTCGCGCGCGTAAAAGCCGCGCTGATGGCATCTGCGCTGTAGGGAAAGATTCGATCCGAAACCTGCGGCATGGCCCGCGCGATGGCTTCCGCCTCCGGCACTAGAACGCACCATGTGTCGTTCCCGATCTTGTCTCCGGGGTGCTTCATATCGCGCACCAGAACCCGGCCTTCCTCAAGGTCATCCCATCGCAGCCGGGTTATCTCTTCCTCGCGCCTGGTGCTGTATATGGCGAAGGCCATGACACGGTGCATGGGCATCGACCGGCGCGACTTCACCTTTTCGGCGAAATGCTCCATCAACCGGTTCAACTCGTCCAAGCTCGGCCGCCGGTCGCGCTTCTCGCTCTTGGCCGTCAGCCCGAAATGCTTGGTTGCCTCCAACGCATCCTTCATGATCGACCGGCTGATCTGGAGACCCCAGGCGACACGGCCGACGCGCAGGACGGCCGAGAAGTGCGACAGGTAGTTCTGAACGGTCTGGGGCTTGCGGCCGTCGCTCAACTCCCGCGCCAGTTCCACGATGTCGGCCGAGGTCAGGTCTTCGGCGTTCTTCTCGGCGATGGCAAAGCCCTTCAAGGTGTTCAGGCATTGCTCTTTCGTGCGGCCGATGTCCTTCCGAAACGCCTTCACATAGCGGTCGATCAGATCCTTCACTACGCCCTTTTCGCGCTTGGCTGCCTCCAGTCCGCCGGGCGAGGCGAGGGCCTTCTCCCGCTTCTCGATCCATGCTTTGGCTGATGGTTCCCGCTCGAAAGTCGCTGCCTCGGAATGGACGATCTTGCCGCCTCGCTTCACCTTGATCTGTGCGGTATAACCCACAGAGCCGTCTTTTCTCCGGCGCGCGACAATGCTTCCCATGGCGGTCCTACAAATCCTGATTCTGGGGATACACTGTAGGACCGCAGAGAATGAAACGGTCAAGAACAGAATCAAACGTGAACAAATCCGCAATGGAAAACGAACCGCAAGCTATTGAACAATCGGAAAAAGTGAAGGAATACAACGCTTTCCGTCTATCCATTGCGCCGATGATGGACTGGACCGACCGGCATTGCCGGGTCTTTCACCGCCGGATGACGCGGCGGGCGATGCTTTATACCGAGATGGTGACGGCGGCGGCGATCGTGCACGGGCCGAAGCCGCGGCTCTTGGATTTCAGCGCCGAGGAGCATCCGGTCGCGCTGCAACTGGGCGGGTCCGATCCGGCCGAGCTGGCCGCGGCGGTACGGGCGGCGCGCGACTGGGGTTATGACGAGATCAACCTGAACTGTGGCTGCCCGTCGGACCGGGTGCAATCGGGCTGCTTCGGTGCGGTGCTGATGGAACGCCCGACGCTGGTGGCCGACTGCGTGACGGCGATGCAGGGCGAAAGCCCGGTGCCGGTGACGGTGAAATGCCGGATCGGGGTGGATGACCAGGTGCCGGAAACCGTGCTGCCCGATTTCATCGAGACGGTGGCGCGGGCGGGGGTACGGCATGTCATCATTCATGCGCGCAAGGCGTGGCTGCAGGGCCTGTCGCCCAAGGAAAACCGCGAGATTCCGCCGCTGGACCATGATCTGGTGCTGCGGATGAAGGCGCGGTTTCCGGAACTGACGATCTGCCTGAACGGCGGGGTGACCAGCCTCGATCAGGCGCGCGACCTGCTGGCGCGGGGGATCGACGGGGTGATGCTGGGCCGGGTGGCCTATCACGATCCGGGGCATGCGCTGATCGGTGCCGATGCCCTGTGGGGCGAGGATTTTGCACCGGACCGCTCGGCAGTGGTGCGCGGGATGCTGCCCTATGTGGCCGATCATCTGGCGGCGGGCGGGCGGCTGCACCAGATCACCCGGCACATGCTGGGCCTGTTCCATGGCCTGCCGGGCGCGCGGGGCTGGCGGCAGGTGCTGTCGACCATGGCCACGCGGGACGGGGCGGGGCCCGAGGTCATTCTCGAGGCGCTGGAGCGGGTCGAGGGGGCCGTGGCGGCCGCCTGA